ACGCCTTGCAGATACTGCTAGATGATGCGTGTACCTCTTTAGGTTGCATGTAAAGGATAAGAGATGATACCCCTACCAACAAAAGCACAGCCCAATCATGTTCTTTCATCATTACACCTCCGAGAAGAAATGAAGCAGAAGGGTAGCCCACAAAGCTACCATCAAACTAAGTAATATTATCTCTGTTGCCCATGTAGACATATCTTTTTTATCCCATTTGTCCCAGTCGTCATTCATTTTCTACCTCACTCTAGCCATTAACATAACTAAACCCCCTAAGATCACGTTTAAGAGGGTTTCAGACTCTGGTACAGTGTTACCCTTATCCTCAGTAATTAAACCGCAGGAAGGGCCGATATAATCGATTCCTGCACCATTCCTTGGTAAGTACTTATACAGATTATCATTGTGAGGACTATATAAACCATCATCGATTACGGCTATACCGTCCTTGCAATCCTCGCATACCGGGCCAGTGTACTCCACCGTTGGGTATACATCACATGATTCAACACTTATCACCTTAGGCCATGCCTGCCGATCTGTTAAAGGTGTGACTGGTACTGGTTGAAAGTCTTCATACACCATCAACCCGACAGATATAGCGCCTACTATTGGGAGTACCTTAGATACCCTATAGCATGTTGATCTAACCATATCAGATCCTCAATTTAACACATTAAAATATCTCTCCGGCTTTGATTAATACTGCCTTCATCTTTTCCTCTCCCACCTTATTGATGAGTTAATGTAGCATTTTCTTAGCTACACCCGCAAAATTCATCCCGGAATATCCATGCCCATGTTCTGGGAAGTCTCTTGCCTTCAACCCCGATTTAGCGTGGGTAATGCTGTAGCACCCAAGCATATGTAGTGATCTGTGAACGTGAAACCTTACACGCTTCCCTGCTATAGTGTAGTAGATAGATTTAATCACTACAACTTCGTTCTGCTTATCATCTGTTGTGTTCATTATGACCTCCATTCTATATCCATGTGTTGTCGATCGTATACCCATTTCTAGTAATCCGACAACATGTCTCTTATACTATCTATTTCATCCTCACTAAGTACATTAGCTATTTCTTATAAATCGCGTTTTAATAACTACACTGGTTTAGATGCACCCAACCCCGGATGCCTCTCTTTTCCTCAATACTGATTTGGCTTTTCCTAAACTCCTCTTACTACCGAATGATCTCACAGCATGTACCATCCAGTAGTAATAAACATCATACCCAGTCTTAGTACTTACTATATACCCCGCGCTGTTATTCCATATTGTATTATCCATAACCTCCTCCTTAATAATTACAATCGCAGCCACTAGTTCTAATGGCTGCTATCTAATTACTATTTATTACTATTCTCTAGGAACCACCCTAGACACTGAGCTTTGACTACCGCTAAACTTTTATCGTATAGCATCCCGCTCAGTGAGTAGATTCCGCTTGCGAGTAGAGCATCTTATCTCGCAGCTGTCTATCACTAGACTTCTCCCCCATTTATCAAGCCCGGAGAAACCATCTGCTATGGTTCTGTCCTAGATTACCCGCTAAGTTTCAGGCCGGGGCTGGTAATTGTTTATCTCCAGCTGATAGTTGCATACTACTCTAGTCCTTACTGCTTGTCAAGGTATCTTTTAAATCTTTCCCCTGATTCAACCTATTAAACTACTACCAAATAGCTGTCTACTTATCTGACCAATGGCCTAGGATGTTTTCAACACTGGTAGGTAATCGCCACTTACCCTTTACTAAACCCTACCTCGCAGCTCTTTCGTCTCGCGGTAACCAGTTGCTATCTGATGGTTCTTATACTACGCTACTTGTGGTGCCCTGTCAATCCTCTTCCTGTAATTCTTCAATCTCTCCTTCCGTATCACTTATTTCAGATTCTAATTCATCAAGTCTTTCTGTGAGGTTCCGGTATTCCGGGACGTTATCAACATCATAACTACTACAATAATCAAGAAACCCACAACGATATGCAGTTTTATCTAGTTCCTTTAATATGGTGGAGGGATTAAATACTAATCCGGCAACATCCACTGTTCCATATATATCATCTAGGAATTCGTCATATTCTTCATAAGATATATATTCAGATACGTCAAACGAATCAATTTCCTTTTGTATACTTTCTCTTTCGGATTGCAACTCAATCAAAGATGCATTCAATTCATCCAAGTCTAATCTGCTCATTTTATTTCCCTCTCTAATAGTTAATTGATGGTTTGTATACTACTCTACTTGAGATGTTCTGTCAAGTACTAATTTATCTAAATGTTTAACTGCTGCTCTATACTGTCTACCTAGTACATCTTCCCGAAACTCATAAGGGAATACAGCATTGATTGACTTCCTAGTACAGCGATAGTTATCTATCTCACTGTACAGTATTACTTCAAGGCCATGCACCCCTGGAGTAATAACCCCGGCTTCATTCCGGTACAGAGCTAATCTATCTCCCGATCTGTTAACCATTGTAATCTCCTTTACGTTAATCTATCCGGAATCCACTAGAATGCGATTCTAGGCACTATCTATGATTAGCCTAGGTTACCCTATACCCTAACCTATCACAATGTCTAGATTCACATCCTAGTGCTTCCCTGTTCCGCTAGTTAGCATTGAGATAGTAATCTACCTCATCACTGTATATTTGTAAAGCTGCTCTGAATTCTACCTCACTGCATTTACCTTTGCTAAACTCATCCCATCCTTTATCGTCACACTCATATGACCACAGTAAGTAGTCATGCATTGTCTGAGCTACATTGCTAAAATCTGCTCTCATGCTGTACCTCTCAAGTTATCCAGGTCATACATGAGGATGCAGTAGGGTGTTCTTATGTTGCCGTCGAAATATTTTTCTTCCTCCACTTCAAACCAGTACACCCACTTTCCTTCTCTCTTTAGTTCGCGCACTAACTCCTCGTCAAACTCATGCATTACCCATACCGGAGAGAAATCGAGAAACTTCTCACCATACCTGTTAGCTAACTGGCAGCTTATGTGGCTGGCCTCTTTCTCTGTAAATCCACGTCTCTTAAGTGTTGTGTACAAGTTCATTTTTTCATCCTATCTTAAACAGAAATCTAACATCATACCCTTTACGCCATCTTCTCACGGTACCGTTTAACCATGTATTCTTTATTACTCTCATCGCTACCCCACTCTATAGCATTCCCCATGGTATCGAATGAGTTCATGAATACACCCTGAAACCTTACAACATAATTCCTGTTAGGGTTGCCAGTAAATTCTTTATTGATTGTTACTCTGTTATCAAATCCTTTCATGTCTATCTCCTTTATTGGTAATATTAACTGATGAATGAATGTTACACTAGAGTTATCGACTTGTCAACAGTTTTCTTAAACATTTATTTACGCTTCCTATTAGCCAATCTACCTAATACCTCAGCTATCCATCTTGCAATGACCCAGATCATATTAACCTCCGCATCTATTCTCTTCCTTTCTGTTGCGTTTCTTTAGTTGATGTAATGTATCTTATACCTATAATACCGGCTTGTCAACTGTTTTCTTTAACTTCTTTTGCTTCATTATGTGATGCAGCTCCTTAGCTAGTAGCCAATGGCTCCCTGCTGCTTTAGCTTCACCTGCTGATTTATATCCATACCTTCCTGAGCTTACACCAGATGTTACACCATCTCTATAATGGACTACCTTGTACACCCATTTATTTCGCAATCTGTTACTATCCCGTTCATGCACTACCTTATACTTGACTCCACCTATATCTAACGATGCTCTCACTCTACCATCGTTTACCAGCTTGAGCTTATTGTATTCTATTACCGCTTGACAGTACACATTGTATGCCTCTTCTTCTGTCGCGTATGTTCCTAAGTGAACCCTGTTGCTATTGATGAAGAATCCAGCAGTATATTTACCGGGAATAACCGACTTAGTAACGCCAGTATATTTGGAGCAATCGCTACTGGCTACACCACTATTTAATATATTCTCTCGTCTTGTTACTAACCTCAAGTTCTCCAGCCTATTATCAAACCTATCCCTATTGAGATGATCTATCTCATATCCATCAGGTATACTACCGTAAATCATAGTCCATATTATCCGGTGTTCCAGGTAATTTATCCTGTTAATGGATAGGTATCTGTATCTACCCTTGATACATCCAGCTCTTCTATTCATTATTCTTTTCTTTTTAGGTATCCTCCAATGCAGCTCCCCTGTTAATGGATCATACCGTAATTCTCTATTCAATTCTTCACTACTAGGCATAGAGTTACTAGACTTTTTACTCATTTACTTCCCCTCTCAGTCAATAAACAATATAGCTATCTCCCCCTAAGAATGTAACTTCAAAGGTTAGCACATTAAATACTAAGTATACTATCCACCAGTGTTTAAGTCAAGTATAAAAGGTTAACATAGTGTGGTTACACTCTTTGATATATCAATAAACAACGGAAGGAAAGGAACCGTTCGAATCAAAAACACAGAAACCGGTAGTATACCCGATCAAAGACATTCTACGATGAAGAGCTTCATGAGATAACTATCAGTATATAACTTCTATAACTATCAGTAGAATCTATCACCAAAACAGAACCCGGAGTGTTCCACCAAAGAACCACCACCCCCACAAATGGATCATATAAATTCCACCAAAACAAGCGGCGTAATCTCACCAAAATGGACCCCTCAATAATCCCACCAAAATAGCCCCCCCCACACACAAAGTTAAGCCACATAATAGAGTAATAATAATGAGTAATAATAAGGAGAGAAGATGCTCAGATGCGATCTGACCATCAAAAGGAGGGGCACAGGGGGTGAAAGGAGCGTCGGGCGGGCGGGGAAGCCCCTCGGAATTATACATCATTTTGGATCGCAAAGAATTGCGGAGCTACGGAAAGACGATGGCTCTAAGAAGCCCTTAGCCTGCCGTAGGCAGGTCTGCTGAAAGCAGATAGAATCGCTATAGAGGAGGTATTAAAGGGCTATTACTAGATAAGCTATAGAAAGATACAGCTGAAGGAAGAAAGCCCCTAGAATCGATTCCTGGTTGATTCTAAGGGCCCCTATCTGCTGGAAGCAGACCTGCCGTAGGCAGGCTATGGTGTTGCTTAGGGAAATACTATAGAAATACTATAGGAAGACACCTGTCAAGGAAGAGCTGGCGTTCTTAACATCATCCACCCGTTTATTAATCTCGCTAGGAGTGAACGGGCCAGGTTTCTGGTTGTTACGAGCATCTCCCTGTCTGTAATAACGAGTGGCAGAGAGACATTTATTCAGTGCTCTAGTTAAACGAGACACCGTGGAGTTGACTGGTGAAGGTGAAGCCTTGAGTGTAGGTTCGAAGTCAGTCCCCCAAGTACTTCCTACAGACTGTATGGTATTCATAGACTCATCAATGAATACAGGCTGCGTGGAGTTAATGAAGTGAAATGTGGAGACTACGTTAGGCGCGGTCTCAAGTTGAGTCACACTATTCATCACCTGCTCAATCATACTAACCGGGAATGCTCCTGCAACTACAGATAAGAAGTTAATCCCGCCTCCAAGTCGGAGGGGGCGATCTAAAGCAACTCTATTCCCTAAAGTAAGGTCAACTAGGGTTGTCGGACTACCTAAATTGATATCATCAGACTTAAATATAGGCTGTCCTGGCATGGCGAAGGTTACACACCCTGAAGCCGGGGTATTCCTGTCTATATGGATACCTAATATAAATTCTGTAGGATTGCCTATCGTAGACACGGCTACCGAAGGGTTGATAAAGTCTGCGCCGCTCGGCCTGTTTACTACTAAATTACCTGAACCGGCAACGAACACTTGGAGGGATACATCTCCTACCCAGGCGATAAGTCCCTGGTTATTTCCTGAAGTGTGGCCTTCTATCCGACCACCGAGTAATACAGTTACCTCTGGTGTATTCGGTAGAGTGTAACTAGGTGTTTTGAAGTAATTCGTAGTATTAGTTGTTCCCATCAATATCATTGTTATTCCCCTATATTGTCCTCCTTCCATCCCCTTGAGTAAGAGGATGGTATAACTCTGGACTGGATTTATTAGGTGTTAAGTATTCACTGCTGTAATGGCGCTAGTTACCTTAGTTATCTGAGCATCCATCTGGGCAGGAGTGAACCGACCTGGTTTATCCTTATCCTTGGCTGATCCATCATTGAACTGCCGGAGCATGGTTTCAAGGATGGAGACTTCTTTATAGAGCGTTACCAGTTCTAAATTCGTGGCGGTACCTGAAGCAATAGTCATTTACTTTCTCCTGTTAAGTTACTTTTGCACTGGTTATAAATCACTGCCAGTTCAGTGTATTGCACTACTAAATCTATGTATTCATCAACAATACCCCTAGAAGGCTCTAGGATCGCTTTAGGCGTCTCTAAGCAGGCTTGTGGTACTGTTACCTTACCTAAACTGTTTATTGGCTTCTTTGGTGATCCTACGCAGCCTGTCAAGGCACTCACCAGCACAAGCAGAACTATCCCCGATAGGGTTAGCTCCAGTGCCATCCGCCAATCGTCTTTCCTCATTAATTACTCCTTGAAGTGATGAGAGCTTAGAATCCAGTTCCTCCCTGTTCTTCTTGTTAACCTTCCCGAGATTCTCTACCGCATCTTTATAAACGTTAAGCTGTGACTCTAAAGATTGGGAATGTGTCTGTAACTCACTACGATTCGATTCTAGGGCTTTTATATCACTCTTGAGTACCTTTATATACCCTACAGTGAGAAACACGCTTAAAACGCATCCTAGTGCCCCGAGGATATACCACTTAATTTTACTTCCAGTAAAGACAGCCTGTACTAAACTTAGCAGCATTCCTTAGACTCCTATTGTACACCCCCCTATTGAACTCCCCGTTGACCAACCTCCACCTAGGGAATTGATCTACAGCTCCTTCACAATCACCGGAGTTAATTTTCTTCAGGAGGGTAGAAGACTTGAACTTACCCTCCCCATACTGGTGAACGAAGTCATGAAGAGCATCGTACTGTTCCTGAGTTAGTTCCACCTTGATATACTTCTTCAAGACCCTGTCTGCATCATCAGTGTGTCTCTTGAGCAGCTCATTGCACTGCTCTACAGTGGCGGTTTTTAATCCGGTGCCTGTACTGCCATAGCAGATAGTCGCTACTCCGGCTTGATCATAATATTGATTGGTACGTAATCCCTCATTCTGCTTGATGGTATCTAATCCCATAGGCGACAGTGACAACACTGCTACCATAGACAGGATGCCGGTTCCAGCTATCATTTTTGGTCGATTGATCATTTGTTACTCCTTATGAATAACAACACTGGGAGACTTCTCCTTCAATTCCAATTCCTTGGCTTTGTAATACCAGTTAAGGAAGAAAGTTCCTACCCCCACCAGTATACCCACTATGACCCCCCAGTCCTGTAAAGTCATACTGCCTACTACCGCTGCGATACCCCCTAGGTAGGCATTGAAACTTGAATGCCTCTCCATAATTCCCCCCCCCATTAGTTGACTAATCTTAATTTAGATAGAGTTCCCCTACCCCTAGGTTTATTGGTATTCTTATACCCCATAGGATTCTCTAAATACTCCCTTATTGCCGCTTGTTTTCTAGCCTCTGCTGCTGCATCTTCTTCTATGTCAAGATCAAACTTAAGCTCCCTTACCACCATGCTCACTGATTCCAAGACATCTTCATGGTTAAGTGATCCTCTATCGGTAGTGATTGAGCTTAACTGATACCATAAACTATACTCTGTCCTCTTATCGGATGAGTGTTGTTTCAGGTACTTCCTGTCAGAATCAAATACTTGCTGGTGGACTATTACTCTATGCCTCTGCATAGGTGACACCAGACTTTCTATAATGCGCTTCTCTTTCTGGCCGGTAGCGTACCTACCCTCTACACATCCTGCTAGATGAGATACTCTGTCATCGGCCTGTAGTACCGCTCTTAGGTTGATCTCAAATAAACCATGCCCCATGTTACTTTCTACTACTACACGGGTAACCTTATTCCGGATTATGATCTGCTTCAGCTCTTCCTCGTTCTTATCGTTATACCCTCCCATCAGTCCCCCAGCATCTAAGATATGGATATAAGGCCCCACAGAGGTTCCTACAGCAAACCCCAAAGCGTCTTGCCCGGACATAGCAGGGTCTATACACATCACCACCTCGGTAGGCTTAACCATAGCGCACTGTAGATTAGAAGCGTAATACATAGTGGCCAAGGGTACAGGAAAGTCACTCCCCAGAGGAACTTGATTAGCAGGGCTACTCTGGTATTGCACAACTTCCGGCAATACATCACATCCGAAGTTAGCTACTACTAGATCGCTTAGCTTAAGCTGCATCCGTATCTCGTCACTGAGAGTACTGTCAAGCATGAACTGAAGCTGAAACTTCTCTGGGCCTTGGTCAACATAGGTCTCGATGAGCTTCTGCTCAGTCAGCATAACTGGATCAGTAGGTTTACCCTGAGTACCGGTTAATCCATATCCTGTTCTGTTACTAGGGTCGAGCATCATTTGCTGAACATAAGGAGCTACCCTACCCATATAGCGCTCTTCTTCCTCAAAGGTAGGTACCCTGGATGGCCAGATACGAATCTCTACACCCCGGTTAGGAAGTGTGTTATAGACTGAATCCTTAGATTGAGGAGTGCCTATGTACATAATATCCCCATCTCTACAAATCGAGGTGTACTCCTGTGTGGCTGCCTTGATAGAATCCCTCTTACCTGCTGTATCAGAGTTGGCCTCGCTTTCTATATCATCTGACAACAGGAAGTCGGCACGATTACCGGTGATACCGCCAGTGATACTACCTATGGACATAGAGGGTGACTTATTCACACCCTTTAGAGCGTAATGTATATCGAATGCTGCTGTAGATACCCTATCCCCTGCATTCCTGTCAGGCTGCATGTACTCCAGGATATCCCATTGGAGAAGGAGCTGCTTCATACCGGTAGCCACCTGCATTGATAGAGATTCTTTACTGGTAACAAGGAATATGATTGTGGAAGGTCTCTGTACCAATCTCCATAGGCAGTAGATGTAGGCTAATGTACTCTTAGCCTCACCCCTACCGGCCATTATCATTCTGAACTTAGGGCCATTCGCCATATAATCAGATATATCCAACTGCATTGGCGATATGTCAAATCCCATAAACTTAATAGCGTCAGTGGCGAACAGTTTGAAGTCACTGTAATGCTCTGCTATTAAATCAGCGTGTTTAAATCTTGTTTGTAAATCCATCCTAGACCCTCTTTAGTAACAATACCTATGGGAAGCTCTAGGATGCGATTCTAGAGCTTTTCTCTCAGTTTAGCTAGGTTACCCTCAGCTAAGTCTACTACGTTGCTTCCTGCGCTTCTACGTGCCTTCTGTGATTCTCTTAATCGATCACGCAGTTCGTTCAGGTCATCTGCGTCTTTAGGATCAGAAGTGATGTTGTTGTGCTTCAGTAATGCAATGGCTGCATTCATAGTAGCTGCATCCGTAGGGAGGAAACCAGCTTCACTTTCCAAGTCCTCCTTGAACCTTGTAGTAAGAGACTTGATTAAAAGTTTCTTTAACAAGTGGAGGTCATCTAACTCACTCATAAACTATTCTCCAAATCAGTTATTCTGTCTTCTAACTCAGATATGGTGCATTGTAAACTCTGAACTTGCTTCATTAGCTCTTGTATCCCCTTGGTAAGCAGAGGTGTTAACTTAGAGTAGTCTACCTGTTGACACTTAGGGTTACCATCTTCGTCTATGGCATCCTTCTCCCCAGTCACAGCTAGAGGGACTATTTCAGCTAACTCATGTGCAATAAATCCTTCTCCAGCACTACCATCAGATTTCCATTTATAGGTTACTGGGTTAGCCGCCATGATTCTATCAAGAGCACCTTCTATAGGCAGTACTTGCTCTTTAAGACGATAATCTGAAGTAGTGTTGAATGACACCGAGGACGCGGTAGCTACTGTTATGCTGCCACTTATAACACCATTATAATAACAGGTATAGAAACCAACACCTACTGTGGTTCCATAATGAAGGGAACGTACCTCACCAGCGTCACCTCCCCCGCCCGGCATATATTTTACAATGCGCACGCCTGAGTTAGCGCTGTAGTTAAAATCAGTTACAAGGGCGTCAGGGTTTAGAGTAAGCTTGTTAGCGACTGTGCCGTTGGTGCTGATAAGATCAAGGGTTCCATTAAACCCAGAGTTCCTAACTATCCTAGCATCGTAATCTGTACCATCACGGCTATGGAAATCTATATATGAGGAGCGGTCCCCAGAGCCATTATAATAAAGATCTATATTGGAAGGAGAAGCTGCCATAACATCACTACTACTTGGAGCTGATCCGCCGCTATATACACCGTATCCTGTAGTGATTGTAGTAGGAGATACCCCACTCACGACAGCTATTTGACCAACTACGGGAGTACCTCCGCTCTGAACATTCCCGGGTTCCCCTTTATCGCCTCTTGGAATAGTAAGGGCTAACACTTGAGACCCAGCAGAACCAGATATACTGGCGGATGCACTTGATCCGGGGGAACCTGTAGTTACGGTGCCCATGGTCAGTCTGGAAGTATTAGCCGCATCGATCACAGCTTGTTCAGCATCATCCTTGAAGCCCTCCGCATCATTCCTAAACCCTTGCGCTTCATTCCTATAGGTGAGGGCGGTGTTACGATAGCTTAAAGCGTCACTGGCTGAAATGGAAGCGTTACCCGCCTGAGTGGTGGCAGTTACCGCCTGAGTTGTAGCAGTAGTAGCTGACGACTGAGCAGTGTTCTTGAAACCCTCTGCTTCATTACGATAGGCTAATGTCTGATTCCTGTACCCTTCAGCTTGATCTCTCGCTACACCTGCTCCTAGCACGTCAGCCCGGTATTGCCCTAGGGATACTGCCTGATTATCTAGGGTTGCTGTACCTAGGTTATTTATCTGATTAGCGTGCATATCGATATCAGCGTAGAAATCCCCAGAGAGGTTAGTCTCTTTCGCCTCCTGTACGATATGCAGTACCTGCCTCAAGTCCTCATCTAGAGTCTTAGCAGTGAATGCTGCTCCAGCTGAGAAGATGTGCCTCAAGTCGGATGCGTCAGTCATTCGAGATATAAGAACAGTTACCCCATTGGGTACCTTAGGAGTGAACTGTATCTGATTAGTATCTCCCACCCATGCCCATGTACTAGTTGGTACTGAGTCAAAGTAAACGCTTATTTCTGATCTATCAAGATAGTTGAATGAGATGGATACAAACTCCAGATTCCCATCCGAAACCATCGTCATGTTGCTTAATGCCATAAATACCTCCAGAAGCCTCTAGGAATTGATTCTAGAGGGTTTAATGGTTAGTTAAGGGGTTAGTGTACATTAGGGCACAATAACCCCTAGAATCGTAGTATAATCAATCTTCTGATTCTCTCACACGCTTGGCTACTCCAGACATGAAAGGTAAAGCTGATATAAGTGGGATCATCTGCATCAGAGTCCCTCCAGTCTTAGATACATCTCCTGACATTGCTTCAGGTATTGATCTAGCTAGGTTGCTTGCTCTGTTCAGTGGGATACCTACTGAGGAAAGGAATGAACCTGATCCACCTGTAGCTACCCCTGCTATCTCGGTCAATAGACCTAGAGTACCTAAGTAACTCACTGCATCCGTTATCAGTTCCTCGTTAGACTTCTTCTCGCCAGCCATAGCTGCTCTAGCAGATACCGCCATATAAGTCAAGGGCATTTGATACAGAAGCATCATGCCTACTGCACTCGCTCCGTCCCTTTTCAGAGAGCCAGCCAGTAACTTGTTATGGGCGGTCATTACAAAGTCTTTATACATCATCAGAGTTTTGCCTACAGGGGAGAACAGTATCCATGAAGGCTTATCACCCATCCTGCCTCGTAATACAGCCTCATCCATCATTTTAGAGAAAACAGTGTTAGCTTTAAGCCAATTAGCATCTGACCACTTATCCACCAGCATACCATGCTTCTTGACTTCTTCCCTGATACCTGCCATAATCTCATCAGTCATACCATACTTTGATAACTGAGTGAGTGACTTCTTGTTACCTTTAACTGCTGACTCCACTAACTCCTGCATTAGATTACCTGCTATCCTCGCCTGATGCTTATGGATATACTTCATACCATTGAACAGAGGTAAGTTATGGTTAGCAGCCTGTGCAGCCAGTTGGAAGCCGGAAGCGGTACTCATAGCAAAACCATCTTCGAACTTAGCCAGATAAGGACGCATCCTGATACTCTGTGAACTCTGATCCGATAAGACTCTAGCTAGTGTACCAGCGTCTGTAGTGTTGGGGCGTAACAGTTTCCTTATACCCGGTATCTCCTGCATAGCGTACTTGATTGTATTCGCTAACCCAAACTTAACCGCTGCTGTGCTATACTCTGTTAACTGCCATAGCCCAGAACCACCTAGAGTTATCAACCTGTTGTAGCTATTCAACCCTCGCAGCATCTCTGGAACATTCCCGCCTGCTGGCAGCCCTTTAAGACTCTTGATAGTTTCATCAAATAATTCAGCAGCGGTTTCCCTCTTCTTGGGATCAGCTATACTATGCAGTAACTCAGTCCGCATCTTCAGTATAGCATTCTGATCTTTAATCCCAGCCGATGCAAATCCAATATCAGTGCTTACATGCTGTAGGTAGTTATCTACGTTAGTAGTGATTCGTGTATCTACCAAGTCCATGTACGTTACTCTCTTATCGCCTATAGTGATGGACACATCAGCATCAAGATCGATTCTATTCTTCAGGAAAGAGGATTTACCTGTATCTCCTACTGATCCAGTTAACGCCTTTAAAGCTTCATCTATCTTGTCTTTAGGTACACCTGCTGACTTCATAGCATCCCGCATACTCGCAGCCCAGCCCGTCCCATAAAGTCCCTCATTGCTGAGTACATCTTCGAAGTAGCCTTTCTTCAAGGTACGATCAATAATTGATCTTCCTGTGCGTAATGCTATCTTGGCACCTATCTGGGGGTTAACTTTCAGCATAGCAGCAGCAATTACTTTACTAAGACTCTTTATAGCCTTACGTTCAGTGGCCCCACCTTTAATGAGATCATCTATCTTAGTCTGTATCTTAGTGCTATCCCATACTCTACGGATATAACCTGGGTTCTTAGCTATCTTCTCAGTACCTACTACACCTGCTGCCTTACTCAATTCAAGTGCCTTAGAATGCAGCTCCGCTAAGGAATCCGCTATCTCACTTACTTTCTTAGAGATGTTAGGGTTAGTGAAGTCTGTAACACCTTGGAAGGTTAGGGATTCCCGTCTAGCCATTTCCCTAGCTACTTCCTCCTCTATCTCCCGCTGGACTGCCATAGCATTACGGGATTTGAAAGGATTAATCATTGTACCGGTTCCTATACCACGCTCCGCCATAGCCTCACGCATGGCATCTTCAAACTTAATCTGATAAGAAGTTAAAGTGCTCTTAGCTGCTTCCCTATAACTCTCTACTGAGTTTATACCTAGGTTCGAGTTGTTATCGAATATAGTATCCGCTACTCGTTTACCTACATCTCCGAACCTGCTCATTTCTCTATGGATATTTAAGGATATAGCCTCCCCTACCCGCTTGGTCCATCCTTCAGGGGGTGCAGATGGAACTACAGCCTCGTTTACCACTCTATTAGATATGTCATCAGGTGCTCTCCTGTTAACCAGGGTAGCGCTAGGGCCAGTCCCTTTCACCTTACCGAAGGCTGCACCTAATCCGGAGTTAATCAGTACCCTACGCAATAACTCCTCATCTGACACCACTCCCTCTACTGCATAGGTTATACCCGCAGAAACACCCCCCATAGTGACTGCTGATGCTACCCTACCTATCCTTAAACCGGGGGGTAGTGCCAGGTAAACAGGATCAAAGAAAGATGTCAACAGCGCAACATTAGGGTTCTCTCCTGCTATGCTGTGTGCCCTCTGCTGATCCTTAACATAACCGATAGCATAATCCAGTGACTCTTTACTATCTGCCATAGATAGAATATAATCCCGTTCATCTGAATTTAGTGCTACTCCAGCATTCTCTAAGTACTCAGTGACATTTTCTATAGGGGTTTTTACCCCGAAGGTGGGTCTCTGAAACCTATCTATTATCCTTGTCGTATCCCATGACGCAACCGCGGCTCCTATGCTATCCCATGTGGTAGCATCTTCCTTCTCCTGCTCAGCTATACCCTTAGCTCTATTCTGAATTGACTGTGAGGTGTTTAAAGTCTCATCTGTAACTCTGGCTGATGGAGTAGGGTCAGGGTCTACTCCTCCCACCCCTACCCGCTCATTAGGGGAGGGTAATTCAGGAACGTCTACCCGTGGCTTACCAGTCACATAAATAGTAGGCCGTTTACTTTGGTCTAATGATTCCATTACTCCTCCTCTTGATATACCTCTCAAACCGACTAGGATGCAATTCTAGCGATTTTATAGATTAAGTAGTACTATGATGTACCTAAACCTTCTAAGCCCTCTAGAATCGCATCCTCGTAAGTCTAACGCTTTAATGCTTCGCTCACTAATGCTGCATAGTGTCTCTTTCTACTAACGCCAGCCGCTTTATAGCTGGGTAGTTCCTTCAACGCCCGCATCGCTTCTCTACTATCCCCGGATTGAATAGCAGCCAGTACTTTATGGTGGTTCTCCCCCATCCCCTTCTTGACCCATGCGCCGTGGCCTGATTGGTAGTTAACCTCAGCCACAAAT